GATGTTAGATCGTATGCGGCCATTAGAGGCAAAGGGGACTGAGCCAGATGTTATCGGTTAAAACCTTAGAAAATCTCGGCGACTTGCGCGGCTCAATCTATGACTTTGAGAAGGCCGGAGACATTCTTGCAAAGCACGTTCATACAGAAGACAATGTACATATTACAATTGTAGCTCGTGGACGTATTAAAGCATACAGCCATGATTGGGAAAAAGAAGGTTCTGCCGGTCAAATCATGGACTTTAGACCTCATGAGCCTCACGAAATAATGGCTCTGGAAGATAATACCAGAATCGTTAATATACAGAAGAAGATGGGCGGAGTTTATAGCCCTGATTAAATTATTTAAACGGCAGGGGGGGGGAACATGCCATTGAAAATATGTGTATACGCTGTTGCGAAGAATGAAGAACAGTTCGTAGAACGGTTCTGTGCCTCCGCCAAAGATGCTGATCTGATTCTGGTCGCAGACACTGGAAGCACTGACAAGACTATAGACTATGCCCGTGAGTGTGGGGCGGTAGTCCATAACATTCATGTGCGCCCGTGGCGCTTTGACATTGCCCGTAATGCCGCATTGGCTCTCATTCCCGCTGACATAGACATCTGTATCAGCTTGGATTTGGATGAGGTGCTTGAGCCCGGTTGGCGAAAGGCTATTGAAGAGGTCTGGGAACAGGGAAAAACCACCAATCTCTGGTACTATTTTGACTGGGGTATGGGGCTCAAGTTCCCTTACCGCAAGATCCATAGCCGTCATGGGTATCATTGGTTTCATCCGTGCCATGAGGATTTGCGTATTGATGCTCGCGTCGATGAAGTAAAGGCTTGGGTTCCTAAATTGCTGGTTAGTCATCATCCAGACCCAACCAAGTCTCGCGGCCAATATATGGAAATACTGGAAGTTGCGGTTAAAGAAGATGATCGCCAGCCTACCCATTTCTTCTATTACAGCCGTGAACTGACGTTTTATGAGCGTTGGGATGAAGCAATTGTTGCTTTGAACAAGTACCTTTCACTGGACGCAGCGAGCAATCAAAACGAACGCTGTTACGCCATGAGGCTGCTAGGTAAGTGTTACAGCGAGAAGAACAACTGGTACGAGGCTGAGAAGTGGTATCTACAGGCGGCTGGTGAAGCCCCCAATACCCGTGAGCCGTGGTGCGAATTAGCTATGCTTTATTATCGCCAGAATCGGTGGCCAGAATGCTTTGCGATGTCAATTCGGGCTCTTCAGATTACAGACAGGCAGCTAGTTTATACTTGTGATCCAGCGGTTTGGGGCTATTGGGCGCATGATTTATTGTCCATAGCAGCTTGGCATTTGAAGCTGTTTGATATATCTATTGAACAGGCAAAATTAGCCTTAGAACATGCACCGGATGACCCTCGATTGCAGGCGAATTTGGCGTTTGTAATGGGCAAACCAGAGACGGATCATGAGCCTGATGGACACGCAAACGCTGATTAATTTAGCCGCTGGGGTAACTCTTGCAGTCATTGGTTGGTTTGCCCGTGAACTATGGGGGGCCGTTAAAGATCTTCAAAGGAATATTCACGAAATAGAGATAGATTTACCAAAATCATACGTTAGCAAATTAGACCTAGATAAGCGCATGGATCACATTGAAACAATGTTCCAGCGCATCTACGATAAATTAGATGCAAAGGCAGACAAATGACAGGTTGGCCCCATGAAGATATTGCATCTCTAAATGCTTTTTATGGCGACCCTCGTGGAGGCGAAAGTGCTGACCGTATGTGGGAAATACCCAATGTGGTATATTGGACACCGCCATATCCTATGTTTTATAGTGATGGTAAGGAAACTCCCTTACCTCGCATTAGGGTGCATAAAAAGACAGTCCAGACATTTACAGATGCTTTTACAGATGTGCTCCAAACTATGGGGCATGATAAGATCAAAGAATTGCATTTGGATGTGACAGGCGGAGCTTTTTGCTATAGATTGCAGCGGAATGGATCGTCTCTATCCGTCCATTCATGGGCTTGTGCCATAGATATGGACCCCGGCCATAATCAATTTCCGTCTCATTGGAAACCGGGAATGATTGACCAAACTTTTGTTGAAATCATGAAAAAACATGGCTTTACATGGAGGGGAGAGCCGGGGGATAATGACCCCATGCACTTCCAATTAGCTAGGAGAAAATGATGACATCAGATCAGGTGGGCGGGATTATCCGCGCTTTGCTTGCTGCTATTGCTGGTTATGCTGCTGGCAAAGGATTTATCACAACAGACATGGGAAATGAGTTGGTTGGTGCTGGCGTTACAGTTGGCGTTGCCATTTGGTCTGTTCTGTCTAAGAAACCAACTACATGAACTGGTTAGCATTTTTGCTAACTTTAATTAAGGTTGTTGAAGCCTTAAGTTCATATCTATCTGAAAGGCGGCTCATTTCGGCAGAAAATGCCAAAGTGGCCGCTGACGCAGTTATGAGGGTGCATAATGCGCTGGTTGCGGGTAATGCTATTGATGTATCCCCTCAGCGGTTGCGCGACCACGACGCCAATCAGCGAAATTAACACAAAAGTCTGTGAAGTTTGGATAAACGTCACATGGTCGTCAAAAGATACTGATGAGACAATTAAAGAGATTAAAGTGAATAATGCCAAGAGATCTGCATACTGTAGTACTTAGTGACATAGGTGTCATATGCCTAACAAGCGCCAAGAAGTACCCTATGATAAATTTATTCAAGCAGTTGTAGACGCAAACGGTAATTTTTTTAATGCAGCGATTAAATTAAACATTTCACGACAATTTATTTTTACATTGAAAAAAAGATATGAAACTGAAGGCCGTGATGTAGCAAATGACATATTAAACGCTACTACGCCAAAAGATATATACAAACCAATAACACTCAGTATTTCACAAGAAACTCTCAAAATCATAGCTATCGGGGACCACCACGATAGCCCGTATATGACTGATAAATCTCGTATAATTTGGATTGCACGGCACATAGCTGAAACAAAACCAGACATGGTTGTCCAGATAGGCGATGTTGCTGATTTTGATAGTGTTTCAACACACGCTGCGCCCGGAACTGTAGAGCATTCTTTAAGGCCGACAATCTCAGCCGACATGGAGAGCTTGGAAGAATGTTTGAGTTTGTATAATAAAATCTTACCAGATGGCCCAAACAAAATATTAACTGCCGGTAATCATGAAGACAGGCTAAAAAGATTTGAAAACAATCACCCAGAAGTTCATGGTGGTGTTTACAGGCAATTTGAAGAAATAGCCTCAAGATACAAATGGAAAACCAGTTTTTATGGCCAATGGGTTTTTGTTAATGGAGTTGGCTTTATTCATACCCCATTCAACCAGATGGGTAGAGAATATGGCGGCAAAAACCCAGAAAACACAATAGCTAATGATGCCATATTTTCGATAGTGTGTGGTCATACCCATAAAGGTTTGTTTAAAAGTGTACCAAAAATTGGCCCGGCGCAAACTATTGAAATTTGCAATATTGGGTCATCAATGCCCAACAAATACGTCAAAAAATACGCTGGGCGTTCCACCACAGGTTGGACATATGGGGTCTGGGAGCTGTCAATTCGTCGGGGGCATGTTGTAGGATACAATTTTGTTGACATGGAAACTTTGGAGGAAAAGTATGGTGACTGATATTGATCGTCTCATACAGCAGTTTGAAGCAGCCTATATAGATCCCAATATGAGTTTAAATTATGCTGAAACCATTATAAAGCGGGCTATGGCCAAAGAGATTTTTATGCTGTTAGATTTACTTGAAAAAGCTGAACAAAATCAATCGTTTGGTTATATGAGAAAAATTTTAAAACCTGAGCCGACATACACCACTAAGGTGTATGTTGATGCAATTGATGACGTTTGGATTACAACGGGAGTAACCAATGACTGATGAAATTCTGGAGATAATCAGTGAAGATGATGAGTTCTTTAACTACCCATCATATTCGGATCAGAAAGCCCAGAGATGCCTTGCATTCCAGTGCTTGGCGAAGGCGGCGGATGGTATCAAAGACACAGAAATCAAAAATTTAGCTTTGAGCATGTTAACTGTTATGATTCAAATTACAGCAGATAAGCCCATTCGAGGGCTAAAGCCAGTTGATTGAATGTTTTTCGGGGGGTAGTATCTCGACTGTTTTTAGTATAAATTGCTTAAAACTGTGGGGTTACTATGACTACTGGTCTTTCGTACAATGGCAGCGTGGCTGGTACAACCAGTTATGTATCTCAAATTGCCACTATGGCAGTTGTAGAGTCAACAAACACAGAGTTCCAGATCGTATTGCCCCAAATGATTACATATGCTGAAAACCGTATGTACAGGGATCTGGACTTCCTCTTTACTTCGACAGCGTTAACAGGCTATAGCTTGACTGCTGGTAACAGGCAATTGACTATTCCTGACGGTACAATCGTTGTTAGTGAACAAATTAACATTCTTACACCAGTTGGCCAGTCTGATCCTGATGCTGCTACTGCCACCAGAAACCCTTGCTTGCCAACTACAAAGGAGTTCTTGGATGCGGTATACGGTTCAAATGCTTCAGCGAATCGTGGTTTGCCGCAATATTTCGTACCATTCAATGACAATTTGTTTCTAGTTGGCCCAGTGCCTGATGCAAGTTATGGGGTGGAGATTATTGGAACATACCGTCCTGCCAGTATGTCAGCCACCAATCAAACAACCTTTATCAGCCTTTACCTGCCTGATTTGTTTATTATGGCTTCGATGATCTATATTTCAGCCTATCAACGCAACTTTGGTCGCATGAACGATGATCCACAGATGGCAGTCAGCTATGAGAGCCAATATCAAGCTCTGCTGAAAGGCGCTGCTGTTGAGGAAGCCCGCAAGAAGTTCGAGGCTTCTGGTTGGACATCTCAATCTCCGTCACCTGTTGCAACTCCGTCACGGGGCTAAAACATGGCCCATGCAAGTGTGAAACTCAATCCGGGTGTCGATCAGAACGAAACGCCAGCTCTAAACGAAACTGGCATTTCAACGTCAAATTTGATTCGGTTTATTCCTGATCGAGTACAAGGCGCTTTGACACAGAAGCTGGGTGGTTGGACTAAGTATCCCAACTCTGGCCAAGCTGCCATGCCAGCCGCTGTCCGTGCGCTGTGGGCTTGGGAGGACACTAACGCTAATTCCCATTTAGCGGTGGGTACAGGAAATAGTGCGTCGAACGTATCTTATCTCGCTGTTTTTACTGATAATACGTCACAAGAAATAACACCGACAACACTGTATGATGATACGACTGTTGCCTTATCTACAACAGCAACCTCATCAACTGTAATAATTACAGATTCAGTTACAACAAGTGTTAGTTCGCTTGATACTGTTTATGTTGTTACGCCAATCAGCGTTGGCGGGTTAATTATATCCGGTCTATATTCCTGCACTAATATTAGCTCAACTCAATATTCAATTATTGCCACAAATGTTCTTGGTGCGCCTATTCCGGCAACTTCTACAGTAGCTTCTGGCGGCGTTGTACCACAATACACAACTACAAGTGGCAGCAGTGTAGTTACAGTAACTCTTCCCAATCATACATATCAAAATGGCGATACGTTTGCGGCTCTTATTTCTACAACAGTTGGCGGCGTCACTATTTTTGGTAATTACATTGTCAGTGGCGTGGCATCTACTACATTCTATATTCAAGTAGCATCCAACGCGACTTCGTCGACTTCCGCTTACATGAATGGCGGTAATGCCAGATATATCTACAGCAAGGGCACTGGCGGCGCTGTTGCTGGAACCGGATATGGTTATGGCACATATGACGGCGGTGATTACGGTACTGGCAACGGCGGTGGAGTGGTCCCCGGTACTGGCAATAAGATCCCATCAACAGATTGGACTTTGGATAATTGGGGTGAAATTATTTTAGCTTGCAGCCATGAAACAACGATTGATGATGTTCCGTTTACTCCAGTATATAGCTGGTCCCCTATATCCGGTCAGACAACAGCTAATATTATTCCTGAATCT